GCCAAAATAAAGGCAAATAACATGTGGCCCTACAATGAAGAAGAGAAACAATGGCTAGACAACTAACAGAACGGCAACAGAAGTTTCTGGATGTCTTGTTTGATGAAGCTGGTGGTGACATGGTTGCTGCCAAGAAACTGGCAGGCTATGCTGACACTTCTAGCACTAATGAAATTGTTAAAGGTATTAAAGAAGAGATACTTGAGGCGACTCAGATGTACATGGCACGTAATGCGCCGAAAGCGGCGATGGCGATGACAGGTGCGTTGTACGACCCAACTGAACTTGGTATTCGTGATAAGATGTCTGCAGCTAAAGAACTGCTTGATCGTGTAGGTCTAGTGAAGACAGAAAAGATGCAGGTAGAAGCAAGTGGCGGCGTTATGCTTATGCCACCTAAAGCTGTTATTGTAGAAGACGATGACTAGAAGCATAGGCAAGTGGAAACTTCCACAGCCAACAGACATTAAAGAAGAAAATGAATGGGTGCCTATTCCACGTATTGCACGTACAGTACCCTTCGGATATGAACAGGATGATGAAGACCCCGACATTCTTCAACCTATCCAAATTGAATTGGACTTGTTAGAGAAGGCTAGATCGCACGTAAATCAATACAGCTATCGTGAGGTAGCCAATTGGTTGAGTACGCAGACTGGCAGATACATCTCGCATGTAGGTTTAAGGAAACGGTTAGCTAATGAACGACAGCGTAAGAACCAAGCTGCAAGCCTCCGCAAGTGGGCAGAATATGCGGAAAAGGCAATCGCCAAAGCGGAAGAAATCCACAGCCAAAGAACAGGTGCAAGAAAAGCCAACGGTTGAGATACAGGAGTTTGTGTCTCGTGAATATGATAGCAGCGCAATTGAAGAACATGCTAATGTATTGTTTAAGCCTAACCCCGGCCCACAGACGGATTTCCTAGCGGCAGCAGAACGTGAAGTACTATATGGTGGCTCTGCAGGTGGCGGTAAATCATACGCTATGTTGGCAGACCCCTTACGGTATATGGGGCATCCGGGATTTAGCGGATTGTTACTCCGTCATACAACAGAAGAATTAAGAGAACTTGTATTTAAATCACAAGAACTTTACCCTAAAATCTGGCCGGGGATAAAATGGTCAGAGAGAAAGATGCAGTGGACTGCGCCATCTGGTGCAAGATTGTGGATGTCGTATCTCGACAGAGATGATGATGTCTTGCGTTATCAGGGTCTGGCATTTAGCTGGATAGGCTTTGACGAACTGACACAATGGGCCACACCATATGCATGGAATTACATGCGAAGTCGTCTTAGGTCCACTGCGCCTGACTTGCCTATTTTTATGAGGGCTACGACCAACCCCGGCGGCAGAGGTCATCATTGGGTCAAAAAGATGTTTATTGATCCAGCCCCTTATAACAGAGCGTTTGATGCAACAGATAGTGAAACAGGAGAAGTACTCCGATACCCAGCAGGACATAGCAAAGCTGGAAAGGCTTTATTCAAAAGAAGATTTATACCAGCAAGACTTTCTGATAATCCATACCTTGCGGAATCAGGTGATTACGAAGCCATGCTTCTTTCCATGCCAGAGCAGCAACGTAGACAGCTACTTGACGGCGATTGGGACATTAAGGAAGGGGCTGCCTTTACTGAGTTTGACCGGAATGTTCATGTTATTGAGCCTTTCGATATTCCTCATAACTGGGTCAAATTTCGTGCCTGCGATTATGGGTACGGTAGCTATAGTGGTGTTGTTTGGTTTGCCGTTGCGCCTAATGAGCAACTTATCGTATATCGAGAACTCTACGTTTCTAAAGTCCTTGCCACAGACTTGGCAGATATGATACTCGACTTAGAGGCTGGAGATGGAACTATTAAGTACGGTGTATTGGACAGTTCTCTTTGGCATAAGCGTGGCGATACTGGTCCATCTCTTGCTGAACAAATGATTAGTAAGGGGTGTCGTTGGAGGCCGTCAGATAGAAGCAGAGGTAGTCGTGTATCCGGCAAGAATGAAATACATAGACGTTTACAGATAGATGAATTTACAGAGGAACCTAGACTTGTTTTCTTTAATACTTGCACAAACCTCACGGCCCAACTTCCCGCCATACCGCTGGACAAAAAGAATCCCGAAGACATTGACACTAATTCGGAAGATCACTTGTATGATGCGTTGAGATATGGTATAATGTCAAGACCAAGGTTTAGTATTTGGGACTATGATCCGGCAGGAAAACCAGCATCTGGTATGCGTGTAGCAGACAGTACATTTGGATATTAAGGAAAAATAATATGGCTGATGATGAAATTATGATTGAAGATGATGCTATCGCACTAGAAGACAGTGAAGATACATCTATTTCTGATGTAGACGTAAGTAGCATCATTCCATTTATTATGGAGCGTTATAACCGTTCCGAAGACTATAGGTATCAGGACGAAGAACGCTGGCTTCGTGCCTACCGCAATTATCGCGGTTTGTATGGTCCTGATGTTCAATTTACCGAAGCAGAAAAATCTCGTGTCTTTATTAAAGTCACAAAAACTAAAACGCTGGCAGCTTATGGGCAGATCGTTGATGTGCTATTTGCTAACCAGCGTTTTCCTCTTTCTATTGAGCCTACTGAATTACCGGAAGGCGTAGTCGCAGACGTTAGCTTTGATCCACAAGAACCAGAGGAATTACAATCTGATCCAAATGTTAGTCCTTATGGTTTTGCTGGCGATGGTCAAGACCTACCACCGGGTGCTACTGCTAAGACACTACAGGAAAAACTAGGTGTTATGCAGAATAAACTGGAACCTATTCAGGATAAACTGAAAGAAGGTCCGGGCAAAACACCTACAGCTATTTCATTTAGCCCAGCTATGATTGCTGCTAAAAAGATGCAGAAAAAAATCCATGACCAACTTGAAGAGTCTGGGGCAACTAAACATCTACGTAGCGCAGCATTTGAGATGGCTTTATTTGGTACGGGCGTAATGAAAGGTCCGTTTGCGGTAGACAAAGAATATCCTAATTGGGATGAAGAGGGTAATTATGATCCGTTGTTTAAAACAATCCCACAGGTAAATCACGTATCTGTATGGAACTTCTATGCAGACCCAGATGCCAATAACATGGACGAAGCCCAATATGTAATTGAGCGTCACAAGATGTCCCGTACGCAATTACGTAATTTAAAGCGTAGACCTTACTTTAGAGGCGGCGTTATTGATGAAGTCATCCAGATGGGTGAAAACTACGAAAAGAAATACTGGGAAGACGATCTGTCTGATTATGCACCAGAGCATGGCGTAGATCGGTTTGAGGTGCTTGAATACTGGGGCATGGTCGATACTACGTTGCTAGAAGAGCAAAACATCAGTATTCCAAAAGAACTTAAAGAGTTTGACGAACTGCAGGCTAACGTTTGGATATGTAACGGTAGATTGCTGCGTATGGTTCTTAATCCATTCAAGCCAGCTAAAATTCCATACTGTGCTGCGCCATACGAGTTGAACCCCTACTCATTCTTTGGTGTAGGTATTGCTGAAAACATGGATGATACGCAGACACTAATGAACGGCTTTATGCGTATGGCTGTTGATAACGCTGTATTGTCTGGCAATCTAATTGTAGAAGTTGATGAAACCAATCTAGTACCGGGTCAGGACTTGTCTTTGTATCCCGGTAAGATTTTCCGCAGACAAGGTGGCGCACCGGGTCAAGCTATCTTTGGCACAAAGTTTCCAAACGTGTCACAAGAGAATATGATGCTGTTTGACAAGGCTCGTGTGCTAGCAGATGAAAGCACAGGCTTCCCATCATTTGCGCATGGACAGACTGGTGTTTCTGGTGTAGGCCGTACAGCTAGTGGTATCTCTATGCTTATGGGTGCTGCGCAAGGCGGCACAAAAACTGTTATTAAAAACGTAGACGACTATCTTCTTCGTCCGTTAGGCGAAGGGCTGTTTCGTTTTAACATGCAGTTTGACTTTGATCCAGAAATCAAAGGCGACTTAGAAGTTAAGGCTCGTGGTACTGAAAGCCTGATGGCTAATGAAGTACGTAGCCAACGGTTGATGCAGTTCTTGCAGATTGCAAGCAGCCCAGCACTTGCACCTTTTGCTAAGTTCCAATATGTAATTCGTGAGATTGCAAAGTCTATGGACTTAGACCCCGACAAAGTAACCAACAATATGGACGAAGCCGCACTGCAGGCAGAGATTATGAAGGGCTTCCAGCAGCCAGCAGGACCAGAGCAAGGGCCACCTGCAGGTGCTAATGCTATGGACCCAACAGGTGCAGGCGGCGGCAACATTGGCGTAGGACAGGCTCCTGTGCCGGGTGAACAAGGATTTAGTGCGAATGGACAAGGAAATATTCAGCAAACTGAAGCCGCTGGTGGGCAACAGCCACCAATGGGACCACTTCAGTAATTATTTAGATGTGCTTATTGCACAGAATCATAAAACGCTGGAACAATCGGAAAACAAAATAGTGATACATAAAGCACAAGGTGCAATAGAAATACTGCGTAAGATTAGACGGTTGCGTGAGGACGTAGCAAAAGCTGAAGGATAATACTATGGCAAAACGTATGGCAGAACAAATGGAACTCTTTGAGCCTGTAACACGTGGGTTTGAAGAAGGCGGCCTTATGGATGAAGGCGGTACAGTAGACCCTGTATCTGGTAATGAAGTGCCGCCCGGCTCCACTCAAGAAGAAGTTCGTGATGATATTCCGGCTCAACTTAGTGAAGGTGAATTTGTTTTTCCTGCAGACGTAGTGCGATACTTTGGTCTTGAAAAACTTATGAAAATGCGTCAAGAAGCTAAAATCGGCTTAAAGCGTATGGAAGAAATGGGTCAAATGGGCAATAGTGAAGAAGCTACTATGCCAGATGACTTGCCTTTTTCTATTGAAGACCTTGACATGGAAGATGAAGAAGAGTATAATAATACACAAGATTTTGCAAGAGGCGGTGTAGTTTATGCACAACAGGGTGCGTTTATGAATCCTGATCCACAAAGCGGTATATATTATCAGCCTTCTGCACCTACAACTACGGGTGTTGCACAGGCTCCTATTGCTGCAGCTTCTGCTCCTGTTGCACCAACAAGTACATATAAACCGCCACAACAGGCATTTACTCCTGTACGTCCACCTCAACAAGTAACACCTACGTTTCAGGGTACAGTAGGGTTTGGTCCTGAAGGTGTGGAATATGAGACTGTTACTTACGTAAATGAAGCAGGACAAACATTGGTATTAAAAAAGAATAAACAGACAGGACAGCTTCTTGACTTAGCTGGTAATCCAGCAACTGTACCAGAAGGTTATAAATTAAAGGGTGAAGAAGAAGAAGTAGCACCTGTAACTACAGAAACAACACAAGTTACTGGGCAGGACGATGGCGGTAGAGGTGATGAAGGTGTTACTTCTGGGGCAACGATTGCGTTTGGTGGCAATCTAAATGAAAAAGGTCTTGTAGACAATGCTATTAGAGGTACTGTATCTTATAGAGGCGTAAACTATGGCACGGGACCACTAGGCTTGGGCGGTATTCAAGATGTCAAAGGTTTATTGGCGCGTAGCTTGAGTAGCGGAATAAATCAAATGACGGGTGGTAAATTTGGTACTCCTATGTCATTAAAGCCTGGTGAAAGTATTGTTATTAATGATATGATTCAAAGTAGACCCGGTGTAAACAGAAGTACACCTCTAGCTTCCGGCATTGGTCTGGAAGTAGATAGTGACTTTTATAATAGCCATATTTCAGGTGCTACGGTTACAGGCAGAAAAACTTTAGAAAAAGTAGCAAACTATTTAAAGGATAACTATAAAGGTCTGGGTAAAGGTTCTGTAATAAGTGCATCTCAGATTCTTTCTGAAATAGAAAAAGAAGAAAAAGAACAGGCAAGAAAAGATAAGGTTGAAGCAGCGCAAAGACTTTCTGGTGAGGCACGAGATCGTGCATTTGGGGTACAAGACCCAAGTAGCCCAACGGGTTATACAGAAGGTTCTGTTATCTCTGATGCTATTGCAGAGGCTAACGCAGATGAAGCTGCCGCTGAAGCTAGAGGAGATATGGATGGGTTCCGTGATGACGGATCATCTGAAGGTGGAAGTGCTGCAGGTGGTGGTATGAGTGGCTCAGAAGATGTTGGATATGGTTCAGGAACAGACTGTCTAACTGAAGACATGAAAGTTAAACTCAATGGCGTAGTTGACTTTGTTACTAACGTCAAAGTTGGTGACATGATTGATAACTACAAAGTTAAGGAAGTTCTACACAAGCATATGCGTAGCGGTTACTATGCAATTAATAATGAACTCAAGATTAGTAATGACCACCCTGTACTAGCAAATGGTACATGGACACGTCCAGAAGACTTGGTGATAGGTGATAGCATAAATGGTATTCCTGTATCATCACTTGAGTATGTGGAACAGTTAACACCAACAGTATCCATTGTTATTGATGGTGAAAGTTTTGACGTACATACAGAAAACAATATCTACACAGTACACGGTAGATATAAAGAAATACGCCAACAAGCTGCGTAAGAGGCTTAAATCTTACAATCAGTTGGCTACTCACTCCCCACGCCCGACAGTGTGGCTACAGTGGCCCCAACAAAAGGAAATACAATGAACGATACAATTATGGCTGAAGAAATGCAATCACAAAAGAAAGTTGCATTTGCAAATCGTAAATACACTAACGAAGAAAAACGTGAACGTGAAGAAGCGGAACTTGCTGAACTTTTAGAGCAGCAAAGATTGGCTAAAGAGGGTAAGGTAGAGGAACAAGAAGAAGAAGAACCTACTAGCGCAGAAGAAAAGACATTTAAAAAGCGTTATGCTGATCTGCGTAGACATCAACAAAAGCAGGCTGAAGAGTTTAAAGCTGAACTAGATGCGATGAAGCGGCAGCTAGAACAAGCTACTAAAAACGAAATGAAACTGCCTAAGTCAGATGAAGACATCGAACAGTGGGCAGCAGACTACCCAGATGTAGCAGCTATCGTTGAAACAATTGCTATGAAAAAGGCACGTGAGCAATCTACTGCTCTTGAAGAACGCCTTAAAGTAATTGACGAAATGCAAATTAGTGCTACAAAAGAAAAAGCCGAAGCAGAACTGATGCGATTGCATCCTGACTTTGATCAGATTCGTGACAGTGACGAGTTTCATACATGGGCTGATGATCAGCCTAAGTGGGTACAAGATGCACTGTACGACAATGACAACGATGCACGTTCTGCAGCAAGAGCCATTGACTTGTACAAAGCTGACATGGGTATTTCTACTAAGAAAGCTAAGTCAGATAAAGATGCAGCAAAGTCTGTAGCAACAAAGAATAGTCGCAGCAAGCCTCAAGAAGACGATACAGGTTCGTTCATTAAAGAGTCTGTTGTGCAGAAAATGTCCCCTCAAGAATACGAGAAAAGGGCAGATGAAATCATGGAAGCTATCCGCAGCGGAAAGTTTGTCTATGATGTATCTGGTTCAGCTAGATAAATTAAATAAAAAAGAGTTGACAAATAGTTAATAATAGATATAACTATAGTCAGACAAGTGTAACTAAGGTAGCTCCTTGGTTACATAAGTCATCCGCAAACATCAATACCCCTTTCGGATTACCTGAATAACATGGCCTACTAAATACATCGGCGGCCACCTTTGTATGCAGTACACCCTACGTTAGTCAGCCTCTGCTAAGAATTGTAATGTTTGCATCTGTGAACAATGCTAAT